GCGTATCTGCCTGTGCTGCCCATGTATCATATCCACCATTAGCCTCTGTTAGGTCAATTGTTTCATCTGCTGAAGCTCCTGTATTTAATGTGTATGCAAATTTTACTTTTGCAATTTCATCTCCTACATTATCTTGAAAAATTAAAGGATTAATAAAACCAAATGTGCCGTAATCATTTACATTAGCATATTGAGTAGCAGGTGCATTAGTTAGAAAGCTCTTAGTAGTTCCTGTTAAGTTTAAAGGTGTGAAGTCATAACCAAAGTTATTTGTACCTGTCTCTATTGATAGCAAGTCAGTATATTTTAAATACCCATTCCATATTCTGTATGCTTCTGAAATAGCATCTGTACCATCAGCTCTTCTTACTACGTTATCACTTTGGTTTCCTTGACTATCCGTTGCTCCTAAGTATTCTACAAAAAATGTCAAAACCATGTATCTTATAATATTGTCATTTTTAGAGAATTTATCAATTAGATGCAAAGGATGTGGTGTTTCATCTGCTGTTGTTGCAAGTTTATAAGCAGAACCATTAGCAGCCATATTATCAGCTTTTACATAATTCTCTATAATACTTCTAAAATCAAAAATACCGACTCCTGCATTATTAGGTGTTACCTTGAATGTACCTATCAAATCATCTGCTACTGCTGTATTAGGAATAGTGACTGCGCTAATCCTTACTTCAACTCCATATCTTACGCTCTGCTGAGTAGCTATTGCATCTTCATTAGACACTACGAAAATAACCTCCTGCCCAACTGGTTGTGTATTTCTAAATGGTTTTTGTACTATTTCTGATATTGCCATACTATTTGTGTTTTGTGAAAGTTGTTATATAAGAAGTTACATCTTTCGTAAATTCTTTTAAAAAATCTTCTCCTAAATTTGAATATTGCATCCCAAATGGTTTGGAGAAAAAACTTATACTCGGAATCCCTCTTTTCTTTATTTTTTTACTTATTAAATATGCTAATCCTGAGATAAATTGCCCTGTTTTTTTTGACCTACCCCTACCAGTTCCTTTTGGTTTTATTCCCCTTTTTTTAATCCATTTGGAAAGTATATCTATTGGCGGTCCCTTTGAAGTATAACTGTATGGAGAAGATTCGTTTACCAATTTATAATTAGTATATTTTCTACTCACTTCATTTCCTGACACCCCTTTATCTAAAAAAGTACCATAATCTAACATATAGAATTTAACCGAAAAACCATTAGAATCTTGTGTTACTTTTACTTTAATGGAAGAACCTAATCTTGTATTCCCTCTTGATTTTCCAATAGAGTTTTTAGATGAAGATAATTTTTCTTTTGATTCCTTAACTACTGTATCTCCAAAATCATTCAAATACTTTTCTAACTTTTTAAAATCAGAAAATCTCATTACACAAGAGCTGCAAACATTTCAACCTGAACATCTGTTGTTGCAGAAGGTCTTACCTGTACGCTTGTTACATCTTCTAATGTACCGAATGCAGGGCTTGTATCTGTTTCTCCAATAGCTGCGTCTTCTGCTTGAAATAAAACGTGAGAACCACCTGCTCTAACTGTTACCTGATAGTTAGTGTTAGTAGTTACTATTGCTAACTTCATATCTTGGTCGGTGCTTAAATTTGTGATTCTACAATATTTGCAGTTTTCAACGTCTAAAGCTCCTGCTGCTGAATGTGGTGTTGAACCAAATACTGCTATGGTTGTAGTTTGGGAATGCGCTGCTGTCAATACCCTTTCATAAGTATCAACTATTCCTGTTGTTGTTATTGTGTTAGAAGAACCACGTACAGCGCCATTGATTGTCACCGACTCTCCTATTGTTACTGTTAAATCTGCCATTATTTATTATTTTTTATTTGTTTTAATTTATTTATTGCCCAATTTACACCACTAGAACCACCCCAAGCATCCCACATTAATCCTCCACATCCCTCTGAATAAGGCACATCTTTATGTTGTTGATGTCTTTTAAATGAAGCCATACGTGCTATTGTATCTCTACTAATAGGTTTTCTATCTGCTAATTGTGCGCTTCTTGTCCATCCCACTCTAGTCCCACAAGCAGTGCCATTTTCTTCTTTCCATTTTCTTGCACGTTTTGCATTGTTAGTGGCAGCCTGTGGATAATCATTATAGCTTTCTAGCTTAACACTCATTTCATCTAGCATTTCATATACTTCTGGGTGCTTTATATCTTTATCGTTATTTTCGGTGGTATTAATTGTATTCTTATTTTCCATATCTTAAATTTAAACATTAGTACCCTGCACCTGCTGATGTTACAGGAATATCACAAGTTTGGAAATCGTTCATTACTCTAACACCCACCTGAAACACTTGACCGCAACAAAGGTTATCAAATCTTTCTGAGAAAGGTTCTATTGTATATTCTCCTTCTGTAAAGTATATAGCATCGTTAATATCATTGACTCCAAACAAAGACTGTTGTTTAGAGTGTCTAAGCATTCCAATGAAATCTGTTGCAATATCTAAAGTCTGATTAAACACTTGTTGCTCATTATTTTTAGGGTCTATCAGTTTAGTAAGTCCTGCTGCTTGATACGTTTGCCAATTATCTTTCTCACTTACCAAATCCATTACAAATATCTGGAAGTTATATAAAAGCTCTGATTGTCCTGTCGTTACGTTCACAGGGTTTATGTGAAGTAATGGAAACAACTGCATTTTTTCCAAATTAATATCATATATATCTCCAACTGAAACAGATGATATTTGTTGATGATATTCTGCAAGTCTTGCTAGAAAATTTACTACGTTATTATAACTTTTATTACTTACCATGTTTTACTTTATTTTGTGATTCCAAATCTGTTTCATATGTTAACCATGTCAATGCTTCTAATAGGTTAAGTTTTGTTATTGCATCTAAATTTACTATCTGTCCTCCTGTTAGCCTGTAAAAAACACCAAACCAACTCCACTTATCCGCAAAGCTTTCACTTGCTATTGCTGTTTCATTTCCTTCAGCCTTTCCATCAAAGATAACTGCGAAGTCATTACAAATACGTTCGCGAAATGATAAAAAAAAACCAACGCAGATTGTACGTTTTGTGATGGCATCTTCTTCATTTGCTCTGCTCGTATCCTCAAATCCCCATCGTACGCTTCTATCGTATAAACACCATTTTCAGTTTTCTCTAATATTGGTCTGTATAATACAGCCATAACTTCAGGCAAATGGTTTTCTATTCCTAATTTTATAAACTGCTCTAGATCTGCATACTCTCCTAAAGTTAGCGAATCTAAATCAGGATGGAAGCCATACTCTTTTCCCTCCACTTCAATTATCCTTGTTAAAGAACTATCCTCTTTTGCTTGTAACTCTGCTATCCTACTCATTATAATAGCAACATCTTTCAATCTTAACTCCATTATCAATTCTTTTGGAATATTAGATAATGTTTCTATCGTTTCTGCTGCTTCTTCACTCTTAGTTCCTTCCGTAAAATGAATCAGCTTTAACCACTTCTCAAGAGTTACATCCTTCCAGCTTTTGATAAGCTTAAATTCTTTTTGCTTACCATTCTTCTTAATCTTAACTTTCATATATTTATATAATAGAAAATTTGCTAATTTAGTTTAATGTGTATATTTGCATGGTTATTTGTATTCATTTTAGTGAGAAGCCCTCTGCCAATACTATTTTTACATTGTCGTAAATACACAGGTAGGGGGCTTTATTGTACATAATACTTTCCTGCATTTGGATTATCTAAATGATATATAACATTATAGCGGATTCCATCAATACTATGGTTAAAAGAATCATGGTATAATTTTGAGCCCTTATCTGAATATACATAATTGTTTAGCTCTTTAGCTATATTGGTAGACTCAGGAGTTACTACTAACTCATAATCTTGCATTCTTGTTATACCGCTTTCAATAGTTCCTTTTTTTACTGCTTTAATATTAACTCCTAAATGCTTTAAATCAGCAATTAGACGCGGTTCTGCTGAGTCCGCAATTATTAACTTATTACCTACCTTTTCTAAAACTATCTTAGCTAGTTCTTGGGATTTTAATCCATTTTGGTATATGTGTTCTTTTAAATATATCTTTTGCTTACTCTTATCTATTGCAACCTCAGTAAGACTATCAGGGTCTATACTAAATCCAAAATCCATTCCACAAGATGTTTGCAAACCATCAGGATTAAATTCTCCAAAACTCCAATTCTCAAATACAACCCCTTCTGCTTTTGCTAACCAGCCCCCCATAATTTTATGCTGATACTTTTTAAAGTTCCTTTGCTTTATAGTCTCTATACGCTCTAGGAAGCTCTGTGAGAGGTTTTCTTTATTGTCTAGGTATGTACTATGGATATAGCATACATTGTCTTTAACTCCGTTAAAACCTGCTTCTACGCCTTTGTCTTGAAAGAACCTTTTATA